TAGCGTACGCAGCGCAGCACCCAAACTAGGCAAAGCCCTCTTGACCGCACCAGGTATTGGTGCGATGCTTGAAACTGCTATAGGGGCAATGGATATCTACTCCACAAAAAACGATCCCAACCTTACGCCCGATCAGAAGAAAGAAATGATCGGCAAGCAATTAGTAGGAACTATTGGTGGCGCACTTGGAAGTGTTGGCGGTGGAGTTCTGGCAGGAACTTTGGGATCAGTTATTCCTGGAGCAGGAACAGCAATCGGTGGAATCCTCGGCAGCATGGGTGGTGCATGGGTGGGCAAGTGGTTGGGCGAACAACTAGGCGAGGCTTTGGGTGGTCGAGGTATTTACGACTTGGTGGAGTCTATTCCGGGTTTAGGAAGCCTCATAAGTGTAGACGGAGAAGCACAGCCACAGCAAGTGGGACCAGATGGAACTCCAGTAGCACCGCAAGCACAAGGAACCGCAGGCTCTATTGCTCCAACAGCGTCAACCGGAACAGAAGTTGGAAGACAGGCAATGGCAACTGCCGCAGCACGAAACGATCTTTCTGCCGCAACCACTCCTACCACCCCCGGCGCATCGGTAGTTGCAACGAACAACTCTCGTACCAACGTAAACAACGTAACAAACAACTTCAATCCAAACGACAGAATAAGAAACAACGAACCAACAATACAAGCATTTCAACACAGTTCTCTAGTGCCGTAAAGAAAAAGGACGCCTTGCGGCGTCCAGTTTCCCGAATCCGAGAATCGAAGGTTCACTCTTCGTCTGCCAACTTTTCAAAGTACGACAGCGCATCCTCGGTGTCTGCGTCATCATCAACACGCACAGCAGTCTTCTTCACTTCCGGTGCAGGGCTACGCTTCGGAAGACGAGCAGGTTGTTCGTCTTCGTCTGTGTCCATAGCCGCTTCTGCACCGCCCTTGATGCCTGAACCCGACTCCGTGAACACTGCACGAATGTCATCGCCAAGCACCTGTTGCAGACGAGCCTTGAGTTCATCGTAGGATTTGAACGACTTGGGATCAGTGAACTCCTTCAGAGGGTACTGCTTGCTCCAAATCTTTTCCAGTTCCTTGTCGCTTCCGCCCATCAGTGGCGAGGGAGACGCAAACTCGCTCTTGTCGTAGTTTGTGTACCCGTCAACCTGACGAATCTTCAGTTTGAAATCCGCACCGTTCCAAAAGTCAAACGGATTGATGGGGGTTTCGTCCTGATACTGTGGGTTCATTGCCTCTTGGATCTTCTCAAAAATCTTCTTGCCGTACTTGAACAGGAACACCTTGCCCTCGTTTTCAGGGTTCTTGGGATCACTGATCACAAGAATGTTGCTGATGTACGACAGTTTGCGCTTGCGGTCGCGGGCAAGTGCCTTGTCCTTGTCTGATCCGCTGTTCCACAGGAGGCTGTTCATCTCCGAAACAGGATCCTTTAGTCCAATGGTGGTAAGCGAGTTCTCGATATACCAACCGCCTTGACCACGGAATCCGTGATGCCAAACTCGTGCCCACGGCACGTCCTCTCCGTCAACAGGGGGAAGGAAGCGGATGACTGCGTAGCCGTTTCCGGTCTTGTCAGTCTCGGCTCTCCAAAGGCGGTCGTCCTTGTAAGACTCCGACTTCTTTGCCATCTTTTCCATCTCTGATGCCAAAGTCTTGTACATTGACTTTGACGCGCTCTTCATGTCATTGAATCCCATTTGTGTCTCCTTTGTATTACGGTGTGTACGCTGTGTGAAATGTATGGATACCGATACCCAAACGCTCACCAGTTATGTAGGTAAGGTACACCAAACCTGTGCGGTGTCAACAGTCAGACGGGTAGTTTGGTATTTTTTGGAAGCAGGTTTAGTTCCTGTCCTTCAGCCTTGATTTTCTCAATGATGGGCTTACTGAGGAACTTTGCGGCAACTTGTGGCTCCAGTCCGTACCGCTCACACACCGCTATCACTGCGTCAATATACGAAACCGAAAACCGCTTCACGTGGTTCTCGACCTCTTTGGCAAACCGTAAATTCATTACTGTGTCCATGTCTTCCTTGCTTTCATTTTTGACATACATAGGTAGAGTATCTATCTGAAACCCACCCCACAACGGGATTTCCAACGGAGAGAGAAATGGGAGCAACCAGCGACAACTATCTGATCAACACCGATGGTATTACTTATACCATCTCTAGTGATTATGTCAACAACGCACACCACCAATTGGTGAAGATTGTTACAGGAACTGGAGACAAGGTTCAATACATCAACTCAGACACTCCTCTTTCTGCGGGTCTATGTGGATCGTGGGATCGATACGAATACCTGTCGTCTCCATTTTACTCTATTGCTACCACTATAGTCGGATACACCGGAAACGGAATTCCTATAGTAGGGGTTTGTGGTGCAGAAGCCGTAAATGTGTCCATCATTGGTTCGGTTGGAGTCACCGGAGAAGCCATCGCCATTCGTGCTTTGTATGGCGGAGCAATTGGTGCTGCGCAAGGTTCCATGACTGGAATAGACTACGTTTCTATTCAAGGCATATGCGGTGGATATCCTGTAGGAATGACTTTTGCTGGTGATCTACCAATCACAATTAACTCACTCGCAGACCACGGTGTATATGGTGTGAGTGGAGGAACCGCAATAGGTGTCACTTTCGGTGTAGTTAATTTCCGTGGAATAACTGCTGCCACAGACACCATTACTGTGTACGGCGGCGGAACCGCGTCCACCGTGTCAGTTGGTCTGTTTGGATTCACTGGCGCAACAGCAAGTCCAATCTACGCAGACAACAATGCCCTAAATGTGAATGTCAAGTCGTTTGATATAGGCATAAACGGTGTAACCGTAACCGCAGCAGACTTGGATATTCGTAACCTAGGGTACGTATCCGATAGCGTTACGGTTGTTGGTCAAGGCGCAGCCGACGACGACAGCAAGTCAACCGTTCCAACGTACATCAACGCTCTTGTTGCAGGAACTAATATGCAACGCGTGGGCGGTGTAACTGGTGCAGGTTGGTGTGCTGCTGCTCTAAACGTGTACCTCGTGAACAATGGGGTCACCTTTACGGTTTCTGCCAGCGCAACATTCGGAACCACATTGGGTGTAACTTCTGCATCTAATGCTGGGCTGTTTGTGCAAGGCACAACGTACGCATATACTGGTATTTGGGTGGCAGGAGGAACAAACGGAGAACCAGTTCAGATCAAGGGTTTTAGTGGTGGATTCTTACCAGTAGAACTAAACAACTTCACCACCCAAACCACCGCAATGAATTCCAACCTTGCAGATATAAGAACCTTCACTCAGTTCTTGATCGCAACAAAGAAAGCATTGTATTCAGACACACAGAGTGTAGGTGCACTAGATTTTAGCGATTCTGCGTCTCTATACACTCTATTGAGAGATAACTTGGGAAGCAGTCTACAATCTCTCAAAGACTCAGTAATGCCCAACTCTACGTTGAGCACACTGGTCGAGTCATCACAAAAGTCAGTGGCAGTTTCAGTCGTTGCCACAAAACAACAGCCGTCGTTCCTGTCACGAACAAACTTTGCAGGACTCAATGCAAAGAACCTGAACGAGTTCAACGGAGGCAGTGGATACACCTGCGCATCGGGTGTTCGCATCAAGGCGTCTCGTGTTGCAACAGGAGCGTCAGCGTCATCCAATGAATTCATGTGCATTATCTCTGAGGCAGACGCTGCGCTGTACGGAGCAACAGCAGGAAACTGCGCATACACACTGTATCACGGCGAAGAAATCTTTGTTGAGATAGACAACATCAACAAACTTCGCGTGTTCTATCCTGCGTACTCGGCTTCGTTTGCTCCTCACAATACTGGAGCAGGAGTAACCTTCTCGTTCTACGCTTCGTGATAGCAGCAAATGCTTTCCCACAAGTACAGAAACCTACAAGGGAGTAATCCGTTTCAATCGGAGTACGTTCCCCTAACGCTGTTCTTGTTCGGAGAATCATCGGATTCCGACACATTCATCACCAATTCGCCTGACAGCGCACGGCAAGTCTACGAAACCAATGCCAACAGGTTCTTTCCCCTTCCGCAAGGAGAAGACGACTCGGACTTGCTCCTGCGTCGTAGAGAATACTTGAAAGTTGGCACCAGTGGTGACACCCAATACAAAGCCGTCCTACTGTTTCATCCCAATACTTCGGTGACACGAGAAATCGAAGATCGAATTTACAATGTAGAACGTGTAAGTCTGCGGCTCACTGCCAACAGCGAATCCAGACAGGAAGGACTGCAAGCGGTTTTGCTGTCCGGCGCACACGTGGACGAAACCGTTACATGGCGCAACCAGTCGGTGGTGAGTCAACAGCCTTGGCAATCGCAAGGCGGGGACAGCGCGCCCTCGCTG